CTCAAAGATCCTTTGAAAATGAGTTTGGGGTAAACGCAACATATCCCCAAGTCTCGATCGGTGTCAAGCATCTTGGGGATATGAAGGAAACCCTACATTGGTTGGGTGATAGGGGTCTACTTAGTACCCACCACCATACCCACTAGAACCAGAGGATCCAGAACTAGACGAGGAACTGCTGCTGCTACTGGAAGAGGAACTACTGCTACTACTAGTATTACTATTAGTTGTACTGCTAGCATCTGTGGTTCCAGCAATAACACCAGAAGAGTTAACTACTTGTGCTGCTGTTCCAGAACCAGATGTAGAAGACAAAATTGAAGCACCAGCAGCATTGATAGTTGTGGTGATCTCTCTCAAACCAAGTTCCTGTTGACCAGCAAAAGTGACAGATGGTGTAATACCATATTCTGTGGAATACGTTGCTTTCTTGGTAATGAATATCTCCTCAACAGCATTTACTGTCATCTTGACATTATCACCATCACCAACTTCTTCGCTAGGTGCATATTCGAGAAGACTTTCAAATTCATCAACGAATTGCTCTATATACGACTCTCGGAGAGTCCAAATATTACTTTTCTCTTCGTTTAACGCCCTTTCGTGTTCCCAGTTAGATACTGGATATACGATGGGGTTTACTAATGATCCATCCGATCGTGTATATCTAAAAGTGCTATTAACGATAGTACCTTCATTTAGAAGAATAGTACCGTCATCAGATTTCACTTCAAATGTCTCATGATGGTGAATTTTAGAATGACTATTGCTGCCTTTATATCTAGATTCAACGTATTTGTACAGTTCTTGCTCATCCATAGGCCATTCATTATAAACATTGATAATATTGTTACAAAGTAATACCACCCAGTCTAGTTCTGGATCTCCATAGAGATCATTAGCAACTTGATCAGGTCTTTGGTTATTAGTAATTGAATACTGGTCAAACCCCAAAATATCGTCTTGAATCATATCGCGAAGTCTAATTCTTCGGAAGATATTCTTGGCAACAACAAAAGGTTCAACGTTATTACGCCTAAATGGCGATACACGTACTTTTACGTTTGGGATTAATTCAAAATAGTGTGGCATTACTTTCCTTTTTCGTTTTTGTACATATCACGAGTAATGAATGCAGTCTCATCAAACGTAAGAGTCATTTTATAAGAAGCAGGTCCAAAGTCTGTACCATCATTAGCAAGTCCTCTAATAGAACTATTTTGACCTGTTGGAGTCATATTCACTTGCATGTTAGTCAATACGAGGTTCACAGGATATGTGAGTAATGTTGACATCATTTCTGGTTTACTGATGGATCCAGCACCTTTTGCAGTTGTACTTTTTCCAGTAGGGTTATACCTAATGAGTTCAATTTTGAAGAAACGAGGTACAGTTAACCATCGAGCATTACTTCCACTAGTGCCAGGAAGCATCGCGTCTCTGAGAGTGTGAACAATCTTCTGGATATTCTCTGCTTCTTTTGCATTACGTGGTGCCATATCAAAAGTAAAGTTGTGAGAACGATAATTCACACCTTGGAATACAGTTTCTTGATATGGGTTGAATACTTTACCCTTTGCTAATGCTGCCATCTGATTTTTATTCAGACTGCCATCAGTACCAGCAAAAGAATTCAAACCATTAAAAATACCAGACACTGCACTAAATGCAATCTCTGGTTTTGCTGCATTTGCTCCGCTCTGGACAGCAGCAGTCACTGCATTCATGTCATCGCCATTAGTTGCCATCGCTTGGACAACAGCATCACCAAATGGTCCTAGGGTTGCTTTATCATATGTGGTACTAAATGTTTCAGTAAGATCATGAGGTAGATACATGTACACAGATTTCATGATCTGATCAGCACCACCCTTACCTTTACCCTTTCCAGTGTAAGTGTATTGATTATTCTTTTCAGAATCATAGATCATGAATTTTAAATAATCTACACTCTTAGTCGCTGATGCACTTTTACTTGATATAGTACCATCGCCTCTTCTTTTTGGACCACGAGGTAATTCTAACGGATAAATAAGTCTAGCACCATTAGTACCAATCTTTCCCGAACCAGTTGATTTCTGGGCGTTAGCAGGTCGGTTCTTGTTTGTCTTATTTTTTGTTGGCATGAGTTATTCAGGAAAATTTAGACCGTCAAACACTCATAAGTATAAAGGTGATCCCACAAATATTATTTATAGAAGTTTATGGGAAAGAAAGTTCATGATGTGGTGCGATAAGAATGAGAACGTTCTCGAATGGGGTAGTGAAGAAATCGTCATTCCATATATCAGTCCTGTCGATAACCGTCCCCATCGTTATTTTCCAGATTTTTATGTCCGAGCACGAACTAAAACTGGGAAGAATGCGAAATACATCATCGAAGTTAAACCCGCAGCACAGACTGTACCGCCGAAAAAGCAGAAACGAATTACTAGACGTTATTTAAGTGAAGTGAAGACATATGCTGTAAATGATGCTAAATGGAAAGCAGCAACTGAATATTGTCTTGACAGAAGAATGAACTTTATGATACTGACCGAAAAAGAATTAAAGGTATGAGTATCTTCAACGATGTTAAAGATCTTGCTGCTGGCAGTAAGAAATCCAAGGATTGGTATCGATCTCAGTTCATGTATGGACTTCAAGATTCCAAAGGATTTAATGTAGGTGATGTTATATTTTTCTCATATACTGCTCAAACTGAGGGATTGCAGTTTTATGATAGATATCCCATGGTTTTGATTACTGATATAGATCTACCCAAGAAGCAATTCTCTGGTGGTAATCTACATTACTTACGACCATCTACCAGAACTAGTATTGGTAGATCATGGGGTGGGGGTTCCCTCTCTTATCCTATGCGTTGCCATCATAAATACTTTATGTCAAACGCAGGCAACATAAAAAGTGTACCTTCTGTGGATCTTAGGGAAATGAAAGTACCATTACCATTAGAACAGTTTACGATGGATGTGGTGGGACGCTGGATTGACGTACCTAGTAGTATCATTTGGAGTAGACAGTGAATTACAGTCCTAACAGATTTGACGCTTTTCGAGATCTAGTGGCAACTGGTGCATTGGCACCTGCTACTAGTAATCTATTTCAGATAGTAATTCCTCTTCCAGTAGTATTCAACCCTATTGGAGTTAATGGTACTACAACTAGAAGAGTTCAAACTAGATCATACGAGACTCTTAGAAACATTAACTATTATGCATCTGCTGTAACGGCACCTAGTAGAGCAATCACTACTGGTGAAGTTAATAACTTTGGTATGATGCGTCGATTCGCCACAGGTCAAACTAATTCTGAGATTACTATTTCATTCTTAGTTACCAAAGATATGCAGCATAGAATGTTCTTTGAGCAGTGGATGAATGCTGCCGCTTCTGACAATGACAATACTGTGGCATTCTATGATAACTATGTTACCGACATGTCTATCATTAAGTGGGAACATGGTGCAAACTTTAAATTAAAACCTAAGGGATATCCAAGATCAGCAGGTAAGCACCCTTCGCAAGCAACAGCAGTATGGAAGATGTATGGTGCATTCCCTACTAACATCAGCACAATAAATTTTGATAATGAACAGACCAGTCTCATGCAGATGGATATTCAGTTCTATTTTGAGAGGTATCGTTTTGATCAGGTGTCACCAGCAACACTAAAATCTAATGGTAGACGCAAAAAGAAAATCATTGATTATGAAGAAATTGTATCCAAAGTCGCTGGTTCGGGTAATCCAGATGTCCAGAGGTTTAGTATAGGATAACCTGTCTAAATACTTACATCGTGATTTGATACTATGCCACTTCCTACTCTTGTTATCCCTGATTATGAGTGCAAAATGCCAATCAGTGGTCAAAAGGTCACATATAGACCTTTCCTCGTAAAAGAGGAGAAACTACTTTATCTCGCTATGGAGACCCAGAACGAGAAAGAAATGTTCAAAGCAGTCAAGACTATCTTGAAGGCTTGTACTAACCTTAGAACAGTTGACAACCTTGCTACATTTGAAATTGAATTTCTATTCTTGAAGATTAGATCCAAGGCAGTTGGTGATGTTAGTGAGTTTAAGGTAACCTGTCAAGATGATGGTGAAACTCAGGTTGATGTTTCTATTAACTTGGAAGAAGTTGAAGTAGTTGTTCCAAAAGAACACAAAAAGATTATTAAACTTAATGAAACTGTCAAAGTGGAAATGAAATATCCCGCTTTGGACTCATTCGTTGATCGTAATATGAAAGACGAACCTGATATTGATGATGTGTTTGATCTTGCTGCAAGTTGCATCAAGAAAGTATATGAAGGCGAAGAAACCTTTGATTCATTCACTAAACAGGAAGCAAAAGATTTCCTTGGTCAGATGAATAATGAGCAGTTTGGATTGATTCAAACATTCTTCGACACCATGCCTAAACTTGTTTATGAGTTTGATGTGGAGAATCCCAATACTAAGGTAGTGAATACAGTTACGCTTGAAGGACTAGCATCTTTTTTCGCATAGCCCTGATGCATAATAGTCTTGAAAATTATTACAAGACTAATTTTGCCTTAATGCATCATCATAAGTATTCCCTCTCTGAGTTGGAAACCATGATACCTTGGGAACGAGAAGTTTATACTAATCTTCTTCTGGCATATTTACAAGAAGAAGAACGAGAACGGTCTAAACAACAGTCTGGTAACAGTTATCTCTAATGGCAGCAACTCTTAGAAAATATATTAATATCAGTCCTTCTGCTGATGTTAGTTCTGACGATTTGGGCAAGGCATTTAAGAAAATGACCATTGCTCATAATCGTATGGGTGGTGCTGTAACAAATATTGGAGTTCAGTTAACTGAATTCAAAGAATTAATTGGTATGTATCAGGAATCCACAGTTGGATTCTTAGAGCAAGAGAAAGATATATCTGAGAAAGAATCTGAGCATAGAAAAGAAATAATTAAAGCAAAGTCTAGTTTACTTAATAGAAAGAAAGGTTTACAACAAGATAAGTTAGCAGAGAAGAAGCAAGAAACTCTGAATGAAAAAGGTGAAGAGAAGTTAGGGGAAGAAGAAGGAAAGAAAGAGAAGAAGTCTAGGTTTGGGTGGTTGAAAGGACTACTGAAACCAATGACATTACTCATTGGTGGTCTGATTAAGTTAGTTGCTATACCCGTCCTAATAAGTGTGATGGATTGGATAGGTGATCCAAAAAATACAGAGAAGATAAAAAAGGTATTAGGTTTCTTTGTTGCTGTTTGGAAATTTGCCAACTTTTTCACCCGTATGGGTGTTGGTTTAGTTCTAGATGGTATAACCGACGTATTTGGACATGACCCTGACAAGGGTATGATCGGGGGTGCTCTCGATAAGATGTTTGGCGTCCTTAAAATCTTTGCGGGATTCGCTTCGATTCATCTGGCATCACGCATCCTAATGCCATGGAAGTTGATAGGTGATGTCAAATTCATGTTTGGTCTCGGCAAGGCGGTAGACGCTGCTGAGAAGGGTGGATGTGGACCCAAGTTAAAGAAACCGAGAGGTAGGCGAGTTGGTAGAGACGGCAGAACAGCAAGGCAACGTCTCAAAGATATAAAGAAAGCGAAGAGAATTAGGAGAATCAAGGCTCTTCGTAGTCAGATTACTAAAAAGTTTACAGCAGCAGCGACTGGTATCAATGGTTTATTCAAGAAACCACCAACATCTGTTGTACCAACAAAGATCTCACCCTTTCAACTTGAACAGGCACAAAAAAAGGCAACCAAGGCAGCGATGGGTCTTGGTGATGAGGTTGCAGAAACAGCAGCAAAGAACAAGGGTGTCGTAGGTACTCTTAGAAACCTTTGGAGTGGTGCTGTCGATGCGGGTGCTGTTGCCAAGACAAAACTCAAAGAGGGTGGCACTTTTGCATTAAAGCAGGTAGGCAGACTTAATAATTGGTTTGGTGCTCGTGCTGCTGGATTGATTGATAATGTCAAGGGCATGGGTCAAGGCATCTGGGACTTTGGTAAGAGAGCAGGGAAGAGTCTTGGTGATGTTGTCGAAATGGCAAAGAATCCTAAGGCACTTGCTGCAAAGGTAACTACAAAAGTCAAAGACTTCATCAAACCTGTATTAGAGAAGAACCCTCAGGCAAAGAAGATTGCCGAGTTTGCTGAGTTACCAAAAGGGCAACAGTTAAGGACGGCAAGAAAATCTGTTTGGGGTTTCTTAAAATCAGGATTTAAGAATCCTGGTTTCAAGACCATGCGAGAGTTTCTTGGTGCTGCGAAATCCAGCATGAAGATTGGTGGTATTGATACACTAATTGCCTCTCTCATGGCATTGTTAGATTATGGTGTGTTTGGTGAATCACCCATCAACGCTATACTGAAAGCATTAGGTGGTTTATTAGGATATAGTGCTGGTTTTGCTATTGGTGCTCCATTTGGTGGTGTTCCTGGTTTCATTACTGGTGCTGCTGGTGGATTCGCTGGTGAATGGGCAGCAGAGCAACTACTTGGTTTGCTTGCTAAGACTGGTCTAAAAGATATAGATGATCCAATTGCTAAGCAACTTGGTGGTACTTTCGCACAAAGGAAAC